TCTTTTCTGATGTTGGAACATATTCCAATAGTTTTTCAATATCTCTTTTTATCATAGAATTTACTTATCTGTTTTTGTATGGTATTTATTGCACGTTTTACACTTATATCTGACCTTTTTAGTTCCTGAAGCAGTGATGGACGTTACTGCCCTTATTAATTCATCTGAACCACATTCAGGACAAGAACCCCTGTCCTGACCAAATCTCACTCCGTAATGTGTTTTAGGTTCTATGTGTCCGGATAACTTCTTGTAAACCTTCTCAAGCAATATTACATCCATCTGACAATATTTAATCATCTTGTCCATAGATTTTTTGCACTTGTGAAGCACAATATCTTTCCACAGGTTGTAATCAGTTTTAATCTTTGATCCTATCCCCAAGAACTGAGCAATATAATTCAACCGGTTTGAATTGAATTTGAACTTTGACCTGCTGACTTTTAAAGTGTCAATTGTCTTGTAAGTAGGGAACATTTCAATCTTATGAAATAGGCATCTGGTTCTGATCCACGCTAAGTCAAAACGGTCACCATTGTGTCCTATCGCCTCATCACTTTCATTAATGACCTTAATAAATTTCTGAAGTAAAGCTTTGTCACATTGCTTAGAATCCCAATGGACAAACTGAACTTCTTTTTCATCTTCCCATTTCCAACAGATGCAGATGATTGCTCTTTCAGTTATTATGTTTGAAGTATCAATGTTTTTCTTATATCCTGCTTCCCAAAATAAACCCACGTTAGGACTGACTTCCACGTCAAAAAACAATCTTCTTCTTTGAGTTTTTAATTCTTTAGTTTTCGTTTTTGATTTGTTTTTAACAATCATATGGTAAAGTATAGATTTGCTTCTTCCTTTCTTCTGCTCACCAATCCCTTAAGCATCTTCCCATTAGATGTGATGTACTTTGTTTCAAACCAATCTCTGATGTACTTCTCACCTGACTTCCGATTAATTAATTCAAATAAAGTATCTGAACCTCCAGTGTTCCAGGTGTGAGATACAAGAGCATCAAACTGATTTTGAGTTAAGGGAATCTTTACATTTTTAGTCACAATTCTCTCAAACTTTGTGACAACATTTGCAAACAACTGATCAGCTCTTGCCTGAGTTATTTTATCTCCTTCTTTAACCTTGTTCCCATCCTCATAAAACGTATTACCAAATCCAATAGTCCATTTACCTGCTGGACACAAATAAGCATCTAATTTGCAGGATTCCCACTTCTTGATTAAAGTAATTCCCTTTTGTCCGGTTATCATCGTTTTTTAAATATGTGAATGAGTATTGAAACTATCAAAGCTATTAAAAGCCAAATATTAAGCTGAGTTGATTTGTTATAACGCTTATGAGCTTCTTCCCTTTCGTTTTGTAAATATTGAATCGTGTACTTATCAGCAATAGAAACCATTATAACCGTATCGTGTATTGCAGGAAGCTTTGTATAAATCCTTCTATATTTCCAAACTATGTCTTGGCAATCTTTGACAATTCTAATATTGACAACTGTGTCAAGTTCACAAATAGTATCTAATTTAAGCTGATTTAAGGTATCTATTTGTTTAATAAATACTTTGTACTGACTTGAATCAGAAGTGCCTTTAAATCGTTCGCAAGGATACCATAATGAAGTTTTCTGAGCAACAATCTCAGGATAATTTATTTGTGCCTTATTTAATGACCTTTCAGCTTTCTTTTGGGTATAGCATCCAAGTAATCCCACCAAAAAAAATATTGAAAATATGTTTGTAATTATCTTCATTATTGTTATTTTTGTGCTGATCAATATTTGATCGTAGGATTTAGAGAATAAAGATTTAGGGTAACCGAGCTCCGTTTCTACGGAGCTTTTTTTATAAGTGAGTGTGGTGCAGTACTTTTCAATCCTGCATTCTGGAATGAACCCAGTCTTTTCTTTAGATGAACCCTTTCACTTAAGTGACCTGTAAGCAGTTCTAATGGTATGCTTATAAGTACATTTACTTATCTTTCTTAAAGGTTTGTCCAGTTGAATTAGTGAACAAATTCTTTAATAAATAACCAAGTGCTGAAGTCAATGCAGTAGTGCCGATTAACTTCCAATCAAAAGACAAACTTCCAGCTTGTACAGTTGTGTAAATGATTGTCATTACAGATGTTAATACTGCAAGGATCAATCCCTTTCCAAGATCATTAAGATCAATGTTTAAGAATGGTGAATTCATATAAGTGAGTGTTTGTTTTAGTTTTCTAATTTACTTATTCTCTTCTCGTGATCATCTACATCAGCACTTAATCTTTCAATATCTTTAGAATGAACAACATTATCAAGAAGTATATTTTCAACCTTCTTTTCAAATCTATCAAGCTTTTGGATAAAGGTTTGCCCAAGATATCCAACAATACCAATCACAATTAAGATTAACCAGTTCGTTAGTTCCTGTGGTGTCATATCAATACAAGATTTAAAGAGTTAGCAACATAGTTCCAGATTACATCATCAGAAGCTCCCCATTGTTGAACTATTGAAGATGGAATTGCAATAGCACCTGGAAAGTAATCCAATCCATTTGACTGCAAAGTATAAGCTACTGTTCCACCTCCATCATCAAAAAAGTAATGATAGAAATCCTTTAGACATAAAGTGTCAATTGTGATGTTACCAGTTTCAGGTGACCAAGTAGATTTAGATTGAATTTGTCTTGTATTCATTTTTAAATTTTATTGAATTTTATTAATTTTTATTGTATAAAGATTGATCCATAAACATAAGTTGAACCCGGAGCAGTAACGAAAGCTGGAGTAGTTGTAGTTATTTCAATATAATCTCCTGCTACCACTGCAATACTTAATGATGTTGATGCAAAGACTTTATCAGTTGCAGTATTCCCAACTGTTGCTAATGTTGTATTGTTGCTATTATTTAATCTTATTGATATAGTCCAGTTTTCTGTTGTTGTAGTGTTTGTAGTTTTTACATACAATTGACCACCTACAATCGTTCCTGATTTGGGTATGTAAACTCTTCTTATTGCTGCACTATTTGTTATTGTTAAACCAGGTATGCCTAAATAATAAGTTGAACTTGCATTAATTGTTGCATTGGTACCACCTAAATTTAATGCATAACCTTTAGCATCTATTCGTGTGCTTAAAGTTGCCGTATCAGTTTTACGTAGATATTTAGATAGCATTGTGGCAGTGTCAGAAATATTGACTTTAAGATTTATTCGTGAACTTAAAAAAGCAGTATCAACTTTTCTTAAATAAGAAGAAAGCATTGTGCTTGTATCACTAATATTAACTTTTGCTGCTAAATCAGAACTATCTGCTAAAGTGTATGATTTATTTTGAAATGTATAAATCCTATCAGCAGTCTGTTGTGTTTTTAATGTTGTATAATATTTAGTATCATTTTTCCATTTAAAATCACCATTTGAATTTGCGAATAAAACAGTACTGCTTCCAGTTGCAGAAGCGTCAGCAGATTGATGTTTAAAATCAATATGTCCATTACCAGCAGTGCCATTAATTTTTACTGCCTTTGCATCTAATTGATTATTTCCTAAATCAACATCTTGTGTAGCTCCTGTGTATGGAACATATCCATTTAAATTTACACCTCTTACATCCCTTAATGTTGCAAGTGTATCAATAGAATTAGAATTACTTGTATAAGGCATATAATACAAATAATTTATTGAATTAGTCCTTGTATTATCAAATAATAATGCAGATGATTTTAATCCAGTTAATGATTGTATAGAATTATTTGATGCAACAATAGTCATTCTTAAAGAATCTTGACTAAATGATGCAGAACTACCAGTAATTAAAGCACTAGTATTTGTACCAAAAGCAGTATCTATAAGCTGTAAAGATGCAGTACTATCCTCTCCATATGATCCTAATTCTGCTAATCCATATTGAGTATCAATTATAATATTATTAGTTGTAGTATCCCCATTATTAGTAACTTGTTGTAAATTAATTGAAGTATCTGCTTTACTATTTATCCTATTGCTTAAGCTTGTAGTATCAGTTGAACCACCACTTCCACTTATTTCACTCCAAGTTAATGTCTTTGGATTGTATTTGTAAATCTTATTATTGCAGGAATCAAAAGCAATTGCAGCTTTCTTAAGAACATTACTTCTTAATGTAGGAACTCCACAAGTTGTTGGTATTTGCAATGTAGAATCAAATGCCATTCTATTTGCACGATAACCGTATTGTGGCATCTCTTGATAAACCTGAGCTTTACTTATTAAAGAAATCAAACAAAATAAAATAATAAATATTCTTTTCATAATTATACTGGCATTGAACAAGCGTCATAAGCTGATACCACGCTTAAATTAAAAGTTAAATAAACTCCACTCAAATAATCTTCAAACTTTTCTGAAACTGCATCCCAAGAAATTGCAGTATCTATTGTGTAAGGATTGCTACCTTTTCTCAAAGTGCTGATAATGTCAGCAGCTACTGAATGCATATCACTTACCACATCAGTTTCAAACTCTGATTCAACTCCTGACTTATCCAAGAACCACATCTCAATCTGATAAGTCTGTTCTCTTCCTGCATTCAACCCACCTCTATTGATAGCAAATGATCCCAATGGGAACACTGGCTGATCATCCCAATTTAACCACTCTATTGGAGTTGAGAACTTTACCGTGTGCAACATCTTGTGGCTTTCCAGTAGAGTTTGTATTTCCTTTACTACTTGATTGTAGGTCATTAAATTTTGTTTTTACTTTATCAATGTACTCTTTTTTGTACCCTTTACTCATATGTTGTTTATTGGTATAAGAACGTA